ATTTAGAAAATTATGAGGAGATATTTAAAACACTATGGAAAATGGGAGGGACGGTAAAAACCTCCCCAAAGGGAGCAAAGAAGAAATATGCGGGCACAAGGCCTTTACTCCCTTTGGGGAGTTTTTTACCGTCCCGCCGATTTTCATTAGTGTATTAAATATCTCATCATAATTATCTAAATCAATTAATTCATCTACATCTTGTAAGGTTATTTCTGGCTGATATTTTTGCAGGCTTTTCCACAACATAAAGCAGACCCCGTCCATAGTAGATAATTCTTTTGTTTCGTTTACGTTACTATCTAATATATTTTCAATCATTTCCATTCTTTCGGTTTTATAATCAGTTATTATATTAGATATTAATCTTAATCTTTCAGCTTTGGCTTCCGTAGAATTTCCGGGAACACCTTTTTGAATTATCTCTATTTCTTTTTTTCTCATTTCAGCACTATCATATTTAATGCTATCCTGAATAACCTTAATCCGTTGCCCCTTTAGATACTGCTTAAAGTCTGCTAAATCCCGTAAATTAAATATACCAAGTTTATATTCCTTACCTTTAATAGTTATAGGAATACCGCTGCCAGTTATATTTTCTAATTTATCCTTTTCACTCATATTTCGCTCCTTTTATTTTTTTTAACTTGATTCGTAACTCAAAATACTATCGCCTTTAAAACTTAAACTTTCATTAACTAAAGTATCTACTGCCGATGTTATAGAATGCCCGTCTACTTTTACCCAACCCTCATATCTTAGGTCGTTAGTTTCATCAATATAAAATCTTATTATTAGATTATCGTTTATCCAATCAAGATTTTCTTCGGTTAGGAAATGCCTATCTGCGCTACCTGTCCAGCCCTTTAATGCTGCTATATATGTTCGGTGTCCATCATCACAATAATCAGTCGTTTCTAATATATCGCAAACATTATCAGCACTCCAGCCAAAGAAGCCGCATACTACCCCGATTTCGCTATATGAGTGGCAAGTCCAGGTAACTGTTCCGTCAGCAGTAGTACCACCAACTGTAGTTCCCCAAGTTACTGGTTCAGTATCACTTGTAGTACCCGCTCCACCTGCTGCCACTTCATAATAATAATCATTTGGAGTAGTGGGTAATACCCTATCACCCACAGATTTATCAGTCGTAGCTGTCCATTCAATAGCATTTTTATGAGCATATACGCCCTCATTCCAGTATTTATATGTTACATAAACCGTGTCAGTTCCGCCATCAGCAACGACTAACGAACCAGCAACCGTGCAATAATATGCTTTTGTTATTGGAGTAGTACCGCCAGCGTCAGAAGTTACCTTACTTACCAATACATTCGTATTAGCCAAAGATTCTACACCAGCAACTAAAGTTACTTCTTCATTGGCTACATCTATACCATCACCATAGCAAGCATAGATTGCCCCTACTTTTCCAGCTTTTTCAGCCATTTACATCACCTCTAATCATAATCATTTATCTTATGCCGAAGTTAAAACACATTCACCAGTTCCCTGAAAACTGATAGTTGCTGATACAACTCCATCAACTATACTATTTACGGTTATCGCTGCAACTAAAGCTGTCCCGCTATAATATTCTGTTCCTGAAACAATAGTCAAGGTTAATGTTGCACTATCACCTATACTTACTGTATTAGTTGTATCCCAATTTGCTTCACAACTTGCAGTCCATCCGTCTAAACCTACAATATAAGTTCTATGTCCGCTATCATTTTGATCAGTAGTTTCCAAAGTATCACCTACTAAATTTAATGTCCAACCCTTAACTCCTGCTGTTAAACCAGTAAAAGATAAAGCTCGTGATTTTCCTGCTACTTCTGCCATTCTAAATCACCTTCCTTTTTATTTTATTGCTGGATTTCCAGCCTATACTGTACAAAATAGTTCCATATCCCATTTTCTTTCGTTAAATTATCTAATTCCCTTTTCATATATATGCTATTCCAGCCCGATACGGTTAAGCTGCACCAATCATATAATGCCGTCAACTTGGTGTATATATCGTTAATCGTTGTCGAGCTATTACTATCATCATAAATATTAAACTGTATTATCACGTTTTCCATGTCTTCGGTATATGTGTAATCAGCTACCCCGCTAATTTTATGATAGACTATATAAGGATATGCTGTCCCCTGCGGTACTTCGGTTAGATACATTCCCGATACTACCGCTTTGAGTGCTGCGTTGCCATTATATTTATTCCATATACCTGTAAATAATACTTGCATATAATCTCCTTAAATAATCTTCTTAAATAATTGCAATATAGCCTTCTCATTCTTATGTAAAGCAGGTCGCAAATAAGGCTGCGGACTCATCTTTTCCGTACCGAACTCTATATATTTAGCATAATCCACATTTGTGCCAACCTTGCCAGTCGTGCCTTCAATTTCATAAGTAATTGAACTTCTTAATCTTCCTGTATCTACTGCACATAATTTTTTAGCGTCACGTTCCACCATTAGACAAGCCTTCTTGATTATCTTTTTATTTTCACCATTTATTTTGCTAATAACTTTTGCACCATACCATTTAAGCACCATTTATATTTCCTCTTTCAAAGTTATTTTTAACCGTTTCCCCTGTGTATGCCCTACATTATTAATATAGATAATCTTATATGTAGTCGTGTCTTTAACAAATATGTCAGCTTCGGTAATTGTTTCCCCGATAGGAAAATCTATATAGAAATAAAAATCAGCTATAACAGTTTTCTTATCAGCCGAAAGCCGTTCATCACCCCGAATAGTAGATAACACGCCTGTAATGTTTCGCAAGCCAGCCCAAGCAAATATCTCGCCTCCCATTCCATCTGGCGTTCCTGTCCATCGTCTTAACTCCATAGTGACCTTTTTACCTATCATATTAATACCTCATTTATGTAAACAATATAGCAATTATTAATGCAACAAATATAATTCCACAACCTAAAGGAATAAATCCAGCATTAACTCCGAATAACCAATCGATTGTTTTATTTTTATATATTCTATACATTTTTATTATCCCCCCTCATACAATCTCCCTCTTAACATACTTATCTAAAATAGCTTCCGCTTCTTTTGGTATATCCCCAACATCTAAAGTTACACTTATATCCCCTACTTTATAATTCTTTACCCCGAATATTTCCTCTTGTTGTTTCTGATATATATATTTAACAATAATCTTAATAGCCAACTTCAGGTCGTCTGGCATATTATCGGAACTATACCCTGCATAATATGTCATTCTAACATTGCCGTGACCTTTGCTAAAACCGCCGCTATAATATATATGGTCGTTAAACACTTCATAACTATCCTCGTCAATTTCGCTACTACCAACCCAAAGTTCCCGGAAGTGTGATAATATTACATCGTCATCATCGGTATCAGATGTTATACTATCGGTAAAAGTTAAAGTTAAAGCAGCCACCCCGCCTGTATCTATGGTAAACAGACCGCTATTACTGTCGCTATTTTGCACTAATACCTTATCACCTGCCACAAAGCCATCATCCACAAAGCTACCACCGTCAGCTCTCGTTACTGTTTTTGCCGAACTATCCCAAACAAGGTCGTCAAGATTTACCGCTAATACCGGATATTGTTCAAAGTATATTATTGGCTGTCCATTGCCATTGTGCCGTTCTTTCACATATAGAGCCGCTTCGAATTTACGATGGCAATAGTTTTCTACCCAATCCTCAACCGAACCGTGAATGACTGATATAATCTCAGAAGGATCACTGGCTGCTATATCCGATGTGATAGTCTGGGCTGCTGCATGGTCTTGATTGAAGCCAAATAATAACCCTGCATCGCTGCCCGTATGAGTATAAGCTATCGTGTGGCCAGCTCCTACATCAATTGTGAATTTCTTCGTAGTAGTCGAATAAGTAACCGTAGATGATATAGTAAATGCAGTATCTATTTTGCTTTGTAATTCAGTAGCTAAATCAGCTCCATTATACGTGCCGTCATCTACTTCTACACTCGTGGCACTACCGCCATCATAAGCTAATATTAAAACATCATGAGAAGCATTGACGGTAAAATAGCCGATATCTACATCAAGATAATTTAATATATTTTCAAGAGATACTATCATTTACATCACCTCTTAAATTCATTTACTTTTTTATAAGAATCATAAAGTAAATACAAACACCAAGATATATTGATTAACATCAGTCCGACTATGATATATATCATCATTTCACCCCTTAAAATAGAGGGGTGGGAAATCCCACCCCTGTTTATTTAGCTTCTATTCTGGAATATCCTCACATAATCAATATTTAAGTCGCCGAGTCCAGTTCCACTTGCTTTATCGAGACTAAAATAAGGTTGCATTTGCTGTTCAGCTGCGGTTAAATTTGACATATCAAAGGTAGTGCCACTTGCTACTCTTGCACCATCAACGTAAAATTTAACATCCGCTATATCAGTAAAATCAATTCTAAATATGTGATATACTCCAGCTACGAGTGTAATCCCAGTTGCTATATCATCATTATCATTTGTAGTATCATCAGATTCACACAATAATGCGGCACTCGCCTGTAATCTAAACCAAGCTTGTTCAGTCACTGAATCTTTATCGAGATTATGGTCGCCTGCCATTCCAAATACTGCTGTTACACCAGTTCCCGGCACTACCGCCATATTAAGTCTACATTCAAAAATTAAGCCAGATCCTACATCAAAAGTTTTATTGTCATTCTGATATAAAACTGTATCTTCTGCTTCATCATCTGCAGCAAGATGTAAAAGGAATTGACCATTTGCAC